ATATGGCAGACAATATAGATAAAAGTTTAGCACAAGCACCTCAAGGCCTAGAAGAATTAGCAATGGGTCAACCTGATTTAAGTATTGAAATTGAAAACCCTGAAAGTGTAACGCTTGATGACGGTAGTATGGAAATTACAATCGTTCCAGGCAAAGATGTTGCTGGAGATGAATTCAATGCAAACTTAGCAGACGATATGGATGAAGGTCAGTTGACAGAGTTGTCAGGTGATTTAATTGGTGAATATGATGCCGATATTAATTCAAGAAAAGATTGGTTAACAACTTATGTAGATGGCTTAGAGTTACTAGGTCTTAAAGTTGAAGACAGAACAGAACCGTGGCCCGGCGCATGTAATGTATATCATCCCTTAATGACAGAAGCGCTGGTTAAGTTCCAAGCTGAAACTATGATGGAAACATTCCCCGCTGCAGGCCCAGTTAAAACTGTAATTGTTGGCAAACAAACAAAAGAAAAAGAAGATGCTGCTGAACGAGTTAGAGATGATATGAACTATCAGCTAACTGATATGATGCCTGAGTATCGTCCTGAACATGAAAGAATGTTATGGGGTTTAGGTTTAGCAGGTAACTCGTTTAAGAAAGTTTACTATGATCCAAACTTAGAACGTCAAGTGTCCATGTATGTTCCAGCAGAAGATATTGTAGTTCCATATGGTGCGTCAAACTTAGAAACAGCAGAGCGTGTAACACACGTCATGCGTAAGACAAAAAATGAATTAAGAAAATTAATGGTAGCGGGCTTCTACAAAGATGTAGAGTTAGGTGAGCCGTTCTTAGATGTTGATGAAGCTGAAAAGAAAATTGCAGAGAAGTTAGGGTTTAATCCTACAGAGGATGATAGATATAAAATCCTTGAGATGCATATTAATTTAGATTTAGAAAATGGGGATAGTGAAGATGGTATTGCACTACCATATGTTGTTACTATTGAAAAAGGTACAGGCACAATACTTGCCATTAGACGTAATTGGAATCCAGACGATAACAAAAAATTAAAACGTCAACACTTTGTACATTACGGTTACATTCCAGGTTTTGGTTTCTATTGCTTTGGCTTAATCCATTTGATAGGCGCGTTTGCTAAATCAGGTACTATGATTTTACGTCAGCTTGTAGACGCTGGCACTTTATCAAACTTACCAGGTGGTATGAAATCACGCGGTCTTAGAATTAAAGGCGATGATACACCTATAGCTCCAGGTGAATGGAGAGATGTTGATGTACCAGCAGGTGCTATTAGAGATAACATCTTACCGTTGCCATATAAAGAGCCTTCACAAGTTCTTAATCAATTGATGAATCAAATCATTGAAGAAGGACGACGTTTTGCTTCAGCTGCAGATATGAAAGTATCTGATATGAGTGCTAATTCTCCAGTAGGTACAACACTAGCCATTCTAGAACGTACATTAAAAGTAATGAGTGCTGTTCAAGCGCGTATCTACTATGCGATGAAACAAGAGTTTAAATTACTTAAAGGTATTATTCGTGATTACACTCCAGAAGAGTATTCATATGAACCTGAAGTAGGCGATAGACGTGCTAAACAATCTGACTATGATAATGTAGATGTTATTCCAGTTAGTGATCCAAATGCTGCAACAATGTCACAGAAAGTTGTGCAGTATCAAGCAGTTATGCAAATGGCTCAACAGTATCCACAGATTTATGATTTACCAGAACTTAATAAACAGATGCTTGAAGTATTAGGTATTAAGAATATTGGTAAACTCATACCTACAACAGAAGATCAAAAACCAAAAGATCCTGTATCAGAAAATATGGCTATATTAAATGGTAAACCTGTTAAAGCTTTTATGTATCAAGATCATAAAGCTCACATAGATGTGCATATGGCCTTTAAAAATGATCCTAAGATTGCACAACTTGTAGGACAAAGCCCAATGGCTCAACCTATTATTGCAGCAATGGAAGCTCATTTAGCTGAACATTTGGCTTTTGAATATAGACGTCAAATTGAAGAACAATTAGGTACACCATTACCTAGTCCAGAACAAGAATTACCTCCAGAAGCAGAAGTAGAATTATCTAAACTTGTTGCTCAAGCAGGTCAACAGTTGTTACAAAAAAATCAAGCAGAAGCTGCACAACAGCAAGCTCAACAACAAATGCAAGATCCTATTGTTCAAATGCAACAAGCTGAGTTACAACTAAAACAACAAGAGTTAGCGTTAAAAGCTCAAACAGAAGCACAAAAAATTCAACTTGAAATGGCTAAAATACAGTCTCAAGAAAAAATTGCAGGTGTGGAGTTAGGATCTAAAATATCTATGGATAAAGAAAAAATAAAACTGGATATGGCTAAAGAAAATACTAAACAAATGCAAGAAGGATTAAAACTAGGTTTAGAAGCCGTTAATAAAGAAAGAAATAATGTACAAAAAGAAGATCAAATTACTGTTGATGCGCTTAACAAATTAGCGGAGCAGTTAAACAAATCTAATAAAAAGGAATCAAAATCAACTAAGGAGTAGCTAAATGGACCAAACGCTAGAGCTATTATTGTCTCGAATAGAGGATCAGCGCAAAACAGTTTTAAATAATTTAGGAGACGGAGCAGCAAAAGATTTTGCTTCGTATCAAAATATGGCAGGATATATTCGAGGTCTATCCGTCGCTGAAAGTTTAATTAAAGACCTTGCACAAAGAATGGAGACATTTGAAGATGAGTGACATACTCACAATGAATAAAAGCATAGTTGATGCAAGTGGTCGACCAGTTTATATTCCAAGCGTAGATGAAGTAAAAGTAGAAGATATACCGAATGAAGTCGTAGCTTTTGACTCTGCAAAGAGAGGCATACGAGGATCGTTTTGTTTCATGAAGCTGTTGTCAACTGCATCGGCTTGTTGCTGTGCTTGTTTAGCATAGTAAGCCTTACGTTGTACAACAAACTCTTCTGGTATCTTGCAAAGTAATAAGCCACCAATTTCAACGCCGTCTTTAAAACGGGAATTTTGGTCGACCATTAATTTCATTTCAGGGTGGTCCGCTAATTTAACGGGTTCCCATCCTTCACGCATTTTGGAGGATACATTTAGATTATCAGCTTCGTTCATAACACTAGTACGAATCCATCGATAAGCCCAACCAGGTACCTTCTTAAACTCAGGTAATAATGATGCAGGTTTCCAGCTATCAGGTCTTTGAAAATCATCTCTTGTATCTTGTTCACGATCTATTCTGTTATTATCCATTTGCTTTCTCCAATTTTAAAGTTTCTCTTGCATATTGTTCCGGTGTTAGACCAAATTTCTTGGCTAACGCTACTTGTGTCTTCGTTAGACGTACTTTTTTAGGCGCGGTACTACGCGTTGCCGGAGCAACTACAGTCGAAGGTTTTGTGCGCTGAGCGGGTGTTTCCTCGTCTAGCGTTGCATCCCCAAAGTGTTCTGGGAATCGTTTCTGCATCGTACTATCAATACGACGATAATATTCGTCAGATGTGGGATCTATACCACTTCTAACTAATTTTTCATGTACCCCTAAAGCAAGACTTGTCATTTCTTCGTCTTTACCAAACCAGTCATTCTTTTCTTGCCAATTTAAAGCTCTTGAATCTGGTTTTGGAACTTGAGGTCTAGTTTCCTGTATATATACATCTTTTTCAGGTTCTTGTAAAGTGTTTTTATATTGAGGCTTATATTGTTGCATCTGAGACAAACGCATTTGAGTATCATTCATCTTAGATTGAGCTTCAATAATCTTATCAGTATCACCAGAATCATAAGCTTCACGATAGTCTCGTTTAGCAATAGCTAACTGATGTTCTAATGAACTACTTACAGCTTTAATATATTCTTCTTCACCAGAACTTAAAGTTGTTTTTAATTTTTTATTTTCATCAGCAATTTGTTTTGCATATTTAACTGCTTCTTCTCGTTCGCGGTCAGCAGCTTCTTTAGCACGTCTTTCGTCATGCCAAACTTTTTTAAGCTGTGCCATTCTTTGTTTAACACGTTCAGAATAATCTTCTAAATTGTCATTTTCTAATTCTTCTACTTTTTCTTTAGGTAAGGGTTCTTTACCTCTATCAGCAGCGGGAACGTCATCGTCTGTAATTTCAAGATCAATGTCATCTGCTTTTGTTTCTACTTTAACTTCATTTTTTTCTTTTTGAATGAAAACTTCTTTTTCATCAGGCAATTTATTTCCTGAAACTTCCATGTCATCCGGATATTCAAATACTATCTCGGTTTCTTTTTGCTCAGCCATATATTACTCCTTATGCGCGAGTGTAGCCGCGAGGATCTTCAACAACCCCCTCAACCGTATCGTCGTTAATAATGCGGAATTCTCTTCCGTGGATTTTAAATCTAGTACCTGCGTATGCACGTGTTAGAACAAAATCACCCTCTTTACACCATGGACCTGTAGGAAATCTAGTCTCATCTTTATAAGCTAGGTCACCTACTTTTACTACAAATAAAACTACAGTTGAATGTTCTTCTATAGTTCTAGTTGAATCTGCTTTTACAATACCACCTTCATAAGTTTCTGCAGCATCAGGAATTGCACAAAGGATCTTGTATCCTTTAGGTTCCGGTAACTGTAAACCACGTTCTTCAATCGGTATATCTTCTGCATCTACATCTTCAAGCTTTGGAATAATAATCGGTCGACCATTTGCATCTAACAGATTTTTATTCATTGTGAGTATGTCACTCATCGTCGTATGTCTCCATTCTTTGTGCAAGGTCTTTTATTAAACTTTCAGCGACGGATAGACCTCGAATATATCCTGCCATATTTTGGTACGAAGCAAAATCTTTTGCTGCTCCGTCTCCTAAATTATTTAAAACTGTTTTGCGCTGATCCTCTATTCGAGACAATAATAGCTCTAGCGTTTGGTCCATTTAGTTACTCCTCTGTTGGTTGGGGTGCTTCCTCTGTTGGTTGTGCTTGTTGCATTTTTTGCATCATTTGTTGCATCTGCATCGAATGATCTTTATCTTTCATAGAACTCGCATGCTCTTGTGAATTTTCAGTTTTT